TGTCGACCTCGGACTTTTCCTTCTGGTCGCGGAGCCGGAAAATCTCATCAGCGATGGCGTCGTAGTCCTGCTTGCTGTTAGCCTTCTTGATGAGCTCCTTCTGCAGCTCCGAGAGCCTTTCCTGAATGCCGTCCGGCGAGAGGGTGTCGGCGCTGATTACGGCTTTGGCGATGTTCTCCTGCAGTTGCTTCAGAAAGACCTTACGCTCGGTCAGAATCCGGTTGATGGCCTTGAGCGTCACTTCCTGCAGCAGGAGCTCGTTCACCGTCCGGTTCTCACAAGGCACTTCGGTATGCGTGATTTCTAAGTGGCTGATGCAGCGCCAGACGATGGATTTGCAGCCGTGGTTGTTCCAATGGACGCGCCGGTAAAGCTCGCCACACTCTCCGCAGAAGACAATCTGGGCAAAGCAGTGATTACAGGAGAAGCTGCGTTTCTTGCCGGATGGGCTCGTGTGAACGACGCGCCTGCGGACAAGCTCGGCCTGCACCTGCATGAAGAGCTCCTTTGGAATGATCGCCTCGTGGTCGTCCTCGACGTAGTATTGCGGGACGGTACCGTTGTTCTTGATGCGCTTTTTCGTCAGGAAGTCCGTGGTGTAGGTCTTTTGAAGCAGTGCGTCGCCCATGTACTTCTCATTTCGGAGAATCTTGTTGATGGTGCTGGTATGCCATTTCGTTTTGCCTGCGCCGGTGAGAATGCCGTCAGCCATGAGACCGGCGGCAATCTTGTCCATGCTGGAGCCTTCGAGGTACTCCCGGTAGATGCGCTTGACGATCTCAGCCTGTTCCGGATCGATGACAAGGTTGCCGTTCTCGTCTTTGGTGTAGCCGAGGAAGCGATTGTGGTTGACCTGCACCTTTCCCTGTTGGTAGCGATATTGAAGGCCGAGCTTGATGTTCTGACTCATGGACTGGCTTTCCTGCTGAGCAAGGCTCGCCATAATCGTAAGAAGCACCTCGCCCTTGGAGTCCAGCGTGTTGATTGCCTCTTTTTCAAAATAGACCGGGATGTTCTTGTCCTTCAGCTGCCGGATGTATTGCAGGCAGTCGAGGGTGTTTCGGGCAAATCGGCTGATGGACTTGGTGATGATCATGTCGATATTTCCGGCCATGCACTCCTCGATCATGCGGTTGAACTCATCACGCTTTTTTGTGTTGGTACCGGAGATTCCGTCGTCCGCGAATATGCCTGCCAGCTCCCATTCCGGATTTTTCTGAATGTACTCGGTGTAGTGGGTGACCTGTGCCTCATAGCTGGTTTCTTGTTCTTCGGAATCCGTGCTGACGCGGCAGTAGGCTGCCACCCGGAGCTTTTTCTGTTCAGATTGTTTCACTGTGTTCCCGACCTGCCGTCTGGCCGGGATAACCATTACATTTCCCATTAGATTGCCTCACTTTCAATGAGGCTGTAGAGGTATTCTGCCTGCAGCCTCGGATCTTCATAGTGTTGTTCTGCTTCTGCCATTCGGAAGAAGGTCGGCACCTTCTCAGGCTTCGCTTTCTTTACCCGGTTCAGCCTGCCGAGTTTACCTGCACGTTCCAGACGAATCGCTTCTGCCTTATCGAAAGTCTCCGGATCTATGATGGCCGGGTAGAAATCGTCGCCGAGGTAATGCCGGTTCTGCATCAGCCGCTTTGCCGAGCTGTGGTAGGTCTCGATCCCGGCCTCGATGGCGGCCTTGGACTGTGACATCCCGGCGAAGTAATTCTCGTAGAGCTTCCTGATTTTTGCTGCTTCTTCTTCGTTAATCACAGCGCAGCCGTTTTCGATCCTGTAGCCGTATGGTGTGTGTCCCATGCTCTCACTTCCTTTCCCTGAGCGTCAGGCCGCACTTGAGCTCGAAGCGGATGTCGCCTCTGGAATGAACGATGATACGCTTTACAAATCTTTCAAAGAGGTCATCGTCAAACTCATGCAGCATGGCGCTCTTTTCCGCAAAATGTATCAGAGCCGTTGTTTCCGTAACCTTAGTAACATCACCGGAGACCGTATTTTTCAGCGCCTCGATTTCATCCCGGAAGGTGTCCGCCTGCGAGAGCAGCTCGTTCGTCTCCTGACTGTAGAGCACCGGGTCGATGATTCCCTGCGTCATGAGCTTGGTGAGCGTTTCCCGCTTTTCGGTGTTCTGCGCCAGCAGGGTCTGAATCTGCTGAATCCTGCGGAGTGAATCATCCGTTGACACATTCTTTATTGCCTCCAAGTAGGGCTTCAGGATGAGCCGGTGTGAGAAGATCAGCTTGTTCATCATAGTGATGAATGCCAGCTTCAGCGCCTCGTCTTTTACAAAAAGCATGTGGCATTTGTTTTTATCCTCAATGTGGGTGTTACAGCACCATGCTGCATATTTGTACCCGGTACAGCTGTGAATCCGACGCTTGAACGTGTCGCCGCACTCTCCGCAGATGATTTTGCCGGAGAAAACATAGCGGTTCTGGTACTTCTCGGTGCCCTTGACGATGCCTTTCTCAGAAGCCCGCTGTTTCACAAAAGCCTGTGCCGCCTCGAAGTCCTCACGGCTTATGATCGGTTCGTGATGATCTCTGACCATGTACTGCGGCTGCTCTCCGTGATTGTTGTGCCGGACAAACTTTGAATCCGAGTAGGTTTTCTGGAAAAGACAATCGCCGACGTACTTCTCATTTGAGAGCATTCCGCGAATGGTAGTAGCCGTCCATCGTCCACCTCTCTTGGATGGCACGCCGCGTCGATTCAGGTCATCCGCAATGTCGTGGGTTCCTTTGCCGGAGAGCAGGTCTGCGAAGATTTCCTTTACCACAGTCGCCTGCTTCGGATTGACGATCATCTGCTCACCGTCCCAGTTGTAACCGTAGGGCGGGTAGCTGCATTTGAAGGTTCCGTTCTCGAATCGCTTCTGGATCGACCATTTGCTGTTTTCAGAAATCGAAACCGACTCGCCTTCAGCCATGCTGGAGAGGATCGCCAGAAAAAGCTCGCTCTCCATTGAGCCGGTATTGATGTTCTCCTTCTCGAAGAAAATGGGGATGTGCAGGGCGAGTAGCTTTCTGACCAGCTCCAAGCAGTCTGTCGTGTTCCTGCTGAACCTGCTGATGGATTTTGTGACAATGAAATCCACCTTACCGGCCTTGCAGTCATCAATGAGCCGGAGCAGCTCCGGACGCTTATCCTTTTTGGTGCCTGTAATACCCTCGTCGTAATAGAGGCCTGCAAACTCCCAATCATCACGAGAGGTGATGTAATTCTCGTAGTGGGTTTTCTGTGCCTCAAGGCTTTCAAGCTGTGCATCGGAATCCGTAGAGACGCGGCAGTAGGCGGCCACCTTGATTTTCTTGAGCTTCACTTTTGCGCTTGTCGCTTGCTCGATTTTTGTTACTTTTCTCAAGGGAACTCCTCCTTTCCGTACGTCTATACATCACTCTAAAGCGACTACATATCAAGGTATTTCTGGCATTATTTCCGCGAACAAGGGAGAGAAAGTTTCCCGATTGATGGCGGTTAATTTGTTGAATTCAGCCACAGAGATCAGGCCGTCATCGAGCAGCTTTTTTGCGATATCCTGCGCCCTGCGATAGTCCAGATCGCCCTGAATCCGCTCCTGTGTAAAATATTCAGATTGAACATTCGGGTTTTCGTTTGGCATAACTTATCCACCTCCAGTTTCCACTGGAGATTCAGAGCCAATTTGAGCGGATGAAAATAAAAAAAGCCTGCGGGCATTCCGAAGAATACTCGCAGGCATGCAGATTGGGTATTCAGTTATTTCACTCTGATCTTCCAGCCGGTCAGAATGAGGTTGACGTTCTTGATGAGCGTCGGATTGAGCTTCTGGATTGCGGAAACCGTGGTGCCATACTTTTTTGCAATCCCAGAGAGGGTATCTCCGCTTTTTACTGTGTAATAGACAGGCGCGGATTCCTGCTTCTTTACCAGAGCGTTGACCTTGGCCTGCACGGCGGAGTAGTCATATCCGGCAGCAGTGAGGCGCTCCTTGCGGTCGGCTCCGTTTCCCCATTTGCCGTCCAGCACCTCTTGCGCCAGCTCATCCACGGTCTTTGTCGGAGTGGCCGGAGCGGGAGTGGCAGGCGTACTATCCTCAGACGTGGACTTTGTATATCCGTTGAAGCCGCCGTTCTTGATGATGGTCGGATAATCCACGTAGGCGTAATCCAGATCCACGTTGCCGCTGATACCGTCCACAGAGCCCTTGGAAGAATACTGCCAGATGCCGTAGTTGCCCGCATAGGTGCATTTACTGGCATACTGCGCTACCCAGTGGGCGTAGGGCGTGAGCTTTGAATCATCCATGCGTTCTTTGAAGCCGGAAACAGCGGAGCCGTAAATGCCGACGAAGTATCCGGCATCCTCCATCGTCTCACAGAAAGCGATGGTGGCCTCCGTGATACCGGCCTTGGCAGAGGCAGGCTGTGCCTCGTTATCCATATAGACCGGATATTCCAGCTGCTTGCCATTCAGGATTCGCAGGAAGCGTTCTGCATCTGCTTTCCCGGCGGCAGCAGTCACGCAGTCCTTTCCGACAAAGTAATAAGCGCCGATGGGAATACCGGCAGCCTTCGCACCTTTGTAATTTGCTTCCCAGTTGCTGTCCGTATAAAAACCGGCATCGGAGCCGCCAGCCTTGATGATGGCAAACTCGATACCGGCTTTTTTTATCTTGTTCCAGTCAATGGTTCCCTGCCAATGACTGACATCAATTCCTTTACTTTTCATGGTCGTTGTCCTCCTTCGTATCGATGATTTCACGGTCGTGGAGCTGCTCTAAGACCGCTTTTAATTTCTCCGGGATTGGCAGGCCGAGATGAGCAGCATTCTCGACAAGCGACAATCCCTCGTTGGATAGATAGAAAAAGATGATCGCTGTACGAAGTACGCCGGGCTGGCCGAGCACCTGCACATCAATCACATTTCCAATGCCTACCAGAACGAAGATCAGCACCTTGCGGCAGATGCCCTTAAAGCCGACCTCGCTGGAGAGCTTCTTATCCGCGATGGCACACATGATGCCGGTGATGTAGTCAAAGACTACAAAGACGATAAGAGCTATCAGAAGCCCGTCGCAGCCGCCGAGGAAGTAGCCAAGCCACCCGCCGACAGCTGCAAATGCAAGTTGAATGGTGTTCCAGAATTCTTTCATGAGAGAATCCCTCCTTTGTTTATGCAAAATAAAAGCCGCCTGCATTTTGCAGACAGCCTCGTGAACTGTATCCGTGTATGAAGTTATATCTGTTTTGGAAGTGCCTCCCAGAGCCTCATATCCTCCTGCCCAAGTGACCACATGGCAAAGCCTCTCACTCCCCAGCGGTAGGCCGCTTCATTTGCCCAGTAAACGAGCGAATCCACGTCCTGATAGTAGAGGATGGAAAAGCCGTCAGCGTCTCCGAGAAAGAGCCTCGCTATCCAGATATCGATATCCTTTGGCGTGATGGTCACCGTATAATCGTTGCCGCAGGTCAGAGCAAGCTCGTGGGAGTGGTAGAACTCATAGTCCAGCGAAATGCTCTCGCTGCGTGTCGCATCCTCCTCGATGTCCGAGGTCAGCGTAAACACCTGAAATTCGCTATCCCACGTAACATT